CAGATGATGGATTCTTCAGCAACTACGTCTCTTATTCCTTCGCGAATTGCTTTTTCTATCTTCGTTTTATGGCGTTTTCGATCGGAGGCTGATCTATCTGCTACTGACCTTCTTTCTCTAAAAATACTCATTTTTCTTATCCTATACCAAAGTTAAGGTTTCTACGTGTAATAAATTGCCAGAAGAAATTTCTTCATCATTGTATAATACACCACCAATTATATAAAAGTCCGATGAGCCGGCGGTGTCGGACAACTGATTTCTCATACCGTTCAAGTAAACGGCTGTGGACTCTTTAATTATAAAGGCGGGGGCGCCTAGAAGGCTGTTCAGAGCGGTATCTGCCGGAATATTGGAAGCGGCGGTTTTGGAGTATACAACGCGGACAACACTCGTCGGGGAGGCAGACGTAGATGAGGATGAGGATGATTCTGGGCATTCTGCAGATGCTGCTTCGGTTATCGCGGAAATTATCTCAGTAGGCAAAATGTTTAAGTTTAAGATACCCTTTCGTGTTTTTATACAAGTGGCTTTAATCTGAAACAGGTGATCTACTTGTCCAAATAACTGTCGGTTCTCCTTGAGAGTAACGATTTCGTAAAACGACGATCCATACTGTACATAATCCCCCTCGCGCACAAAAAGATTTTGGTCGGCTTGGAGCCTTCTGCTGTGAAAGTTGACAGTTATGGAGTTACTCTTGTCTAACCCGTAGTTTTCGGTGATTGTTGTTAAGCCATCATATTCGATTAGAGCATAAACCCGGACTGGAGAGTTAAAGGATTTATTAATCGCCTCGCCATAAAGTGGATGATAATTGGTAAATTCTTCAGATATTGGCAAATAAGTTATAGCCTGACCAACGACTCTTTCGAGAAGTTCATCATTAACCTGTTTTACTAAGTCTCTCTCTTTTTCGCCCAGGAAGAGCGGAGGAGGAGGATTTGCCGGTTTTGTCCACTTATTATCAGCCATTTACTTCCAGTCCTTCATGTCCCCAAATATGACTCTTTCTCGGGGTATTCTGACCTCAACAGCGTTCTCTCTGATCGCTATCTTCGGACGTTTCTCATTTTTGCCTGCTCCAAGGAGATATCCTAGGATTTTCAAGTTGATGGTTGTTTCAAATTTTCTTTCTTCCTCTGCCAAATTTGCAACATTATTTGTTAAAGCGAAATCGCCCTCTAGGAATCCCTCGAATTTATGACCGTCGTCATTGATGAAGAAATTGCTTATTTGTCCAGTTGTAACGATAAACGGCGTGAATATCTCGTTCATCTGTTGTTGGTATTCAGATCTGATTACGAGGGTGTAAGTTGCAACAACGTAAGTTGGGGTTGGCATCGATATTGTCTCGTAGACAACCTTGGCGTTATTGAATCGATAGTTTTGTTGTTTAAATCTTCGCTGAGAATCAGCATTGGCGAAATTTCCAGTTTTATCCTGTTGGATTCTTCTGGCGACCTCGATGGCTCCTCCTCTGGGATCGTTATAAGGGGGAACATGCGCCCAGGCTACACCTTTCATAGCGGGATCTTTGACCAGGTTTTTTCTTTCCAAGACCATTACCGGTAAAGTAAAAATACCCTCTTTATTTCTAAGATCCTTACTGCTCTTTATCTGATGTGCTCTCTCTGCCATCGACCAGATTAAAGGAACCTTCTGCCAGCCCTCATTCGTGGTGCAGAATACGTTTAATTCTTCATCTAGCCAGTTATAAAGAGCCCGGTCGATTGTCTCAATCGTTGAGGGCATGAGGGAAATTTCTTTAAGTCGAACATCCTCGGCATCGGATGTCTTGAAATAAGGTCTAAACCCTTTAAATTTTTCTTCCTCACTAGCCATGTTTTACCCCTGGAATATAAGCATTGGAACTCTTTTCTGAATATTATTAACTGCTTCCACTTTCTCTGCGTCGATTTTAACTAGCTCTGCGTAAGTAAGCTGATCGAGGATCTCCTTAAGCTCGTCCCTGAGAGCCGCCTGCTCGGTTGCTGCCTGACTCAATAAAGCGTCTGCATTCAAATTAACACTTTCCCCTGGAATCGGGATTGTTGCGAATTTTCCCCTAATTTGTCCCAGCGTTTCTTTTGATAAAGCCAAAGCGAATCTTCGAATCCATTGCTTTCCGATGGCGTTGATGTTCTCATAAGGAATATTGTCAAAAGGAATTGTATTAATGTTGTTAATTCCCTGAGTTCCGTCATTATATCGATCGGAGGCTTCCCAGCTATCTGGTATAACTGAGAATTCGACCCACATATCCTGATATGTGCTAATTAATTCTGGCATAGGGAAGATTCTCAACATATTATCTTTTAGCTCATATGAATAATGGGAAAGTCTCGTCCAAATATGATCTTCGAAAGCCATAGCTTGTAATTTATTTTGCCATGTCGGAATTAATTCGAAACTTGAATCATCTGTATACTGTCCATAATAATTCATATTTCCGACGACATTAAGACCTCCGAAATACCCGAAGAATCGCCACATAGCTTGCGGAGTCTTGTAAAAAACCTTTTTGATCATCACCCTCTTGTTGCCAACGACCCCTGCGTATGGGACAGCCGCACCATTACCGGCAAAGCCGGTTGCAGATGAAGACGAGATAATGGTTTGAAGGTCATAGTCTTGTTGTCCGGCGCCGAGCTTGAAGGATGCTGAATAGATAGGGATAGTTCCGCCGGTTCCAGCCTCAAAAGAATAATGATCACTCACCCGTTGGGCGTATTCGAACATTGCGCGGGGGAATTTTAAATTGACGTTAGATGGTCCAGTCTTCAATTCTCCATCTTGATCGAAGGTACCGGTAGTTTGACCAAGAACATCTGAAAGTATATTTCTGGATTGATGCAGGTTAACCAAATAGCTGTATTCTAATACAGCCTCTTCGTAATTTGCATACACGTTTCCAGGAAGAAGCTCGATATCGAGGACATCCCCGCCGATCTTCTTATAAGTATAAGCCACTTGAGATGCGGCTCCAGATAAAAAATCAGCCGATCCGGAATAGATTCCAAGCGGGAGAGATGCAGCCACTAAAGCGGGAGATCCGCATGCGGGCAGTATAGATTTGCTTATCTGACTACTGGGGGTCAGAGTTGGTAAGGCCATAATAGATTCCTCCTAACACTAAGTAGTTTCCGTATACACAAAACCCCCCCACAAAAAGTGGGAGGGTATTAAAATTTACTTAAGTAGTTAAATTAACTCTTAGACTAAATCTTCGATGATGACCAATCCGTACATATCCGGACGAACCATTTTCTTAGCATAACGAGTCATGACGCCTTTGCGCGGCACGAAATCCTCGGTACCAAAGATGGTAGGAGTCATCTGGAGAGGTACATACGGTGCGTATACATATCCGCTTTCAAGGAAAGAAGAACCTTTACGTCCTGCGAGAACAACGTTCCGTGGGAAGTAAGGATCGACGTAAACGTCAAACTTCTTGCTCAAAGAGCCGACTTTAACAGCACCAACTTGACCACGATCTTCATCATGGGTTACAGAGCCTCGGAAACCAGCGGTAAACTCAAGAAGGTTTGCAACTTCAGGTGAACACACGATGAAGTTAGCGCCTCCGCGAAGAGTTTTACGATGGATCTGAGCCGAAACATCATTGATGGTTTCGATCAAGGTTTCATACCACTCGCTGACGTTACCAGTGAAGTCCGGGAATACCGAAGTGCTCGAAACAATCGAAGCACCAGTTTTGCGGTTCACGAATTTACCTGGTGAACGAGACCAGTACAGGGTATCAGCCTTTGCACCTTTCACGAGATCTTCCAAGATTTCTTGATCGATTTCGAGAGCGATATGCTCAGACAGAATTGATGTCAACTCAACCTCTGCATCGAGATTGTGATAAGCATTCAAGTCCTGTGCCAATTCTGGCGTCCACTTAGCCTTGAGCTTCTTGGTTTTAGCCGTAACAGCCACAGAGTCGACCTTAATGTCAATTTCTGGGATTGCTGGATTTCCTTCGAGTCCCCAAGTTGTGGTACCAACGATTGCTCCCGGTGCACCAGTCGTCGAGTTAACGAAGTTATCGTCAATGACAAACGAAGCAGTGTTTGCACTTGCAAGCGCTGTTACCGAGTTAGCGATTTCTCCGGATCCTAGACCCGTTGTACAGACAAAGAGGAGTGTACCCAAAGCAATGGATCCTGCGCCGGCGACGTCGTTAGCATCTGCATCACGAGTTAGCCTCCGTACCTGGTCTGGGTTGACTGTCGCAGCGTCCAGAAGGGTAATCGAAACATAATCTTTGACATTAAGCTGCTGAGCAGTAAATGTTGTCAATGGAATAGTACCGATGGCAACTGCTGCTCCGGACAAATCAGGATCGAAGCGACAAAGTGCGTCGACGTTATCACCAAGAGATGGAGAGCCAACAACACCAGAAGCCTGAGTTGTCATCGCGACTGCAATAGTCCCAGTTGGACTCGAATAACCGTTATTCAAAGAATAAAAGCTTTGCTCAGCTTCATTACCGGCAAGTGAAATACCGCCTGTAATTGCTTGACCAACAACTCCACCGCCATATACGGAAGCGTTGAGGCCATAATCCAGACGTGCACGATCATACGTGAAATCCAGAAAGAAAATGAGACCTGATGGGAGGCTCATAGGTTGAACGCTAACGAGGTCGTTTGCGATCAGTCCACCGAAGACTCGGCGAACAATGGGGAAAGCGACAGATGCGAAACCTTCGACATCTCCACCTTGCATAGTAGAAGCTTCACGAAGAAGCTCTTTGGCTTGATTTTCTAAAAGGCTAGCCATGCCATGCTTTGTACGCTCGTTATTGAGCCCTTCTAAGAGACCGGTCTTCTCCCACTTGGAGAGAAGAGCCGAACCTTCTTTAGAAAGATCACGCCGTACAATGCCTTCTGTTAGTTTGTTTAGAATAGACATATTATTGTAATCTCCTTATTGATATAGTCATGCTATTTTTTGATCCCAGCTAAAATTTTCATCCGATCCATTATTGGAGTTTCGATAGTTTTCCTGGAAGCTCTTCTAGGTAAAGTGGCAGAGGGTCGTTCGATGGTCTCGCGGAGTGATTGTGGACGTGCTTTACCTGTTACACTTCCCACAGCGCTTTTTAGAGTTTCGAATATTACCTTTGCTTCTTCAATTGAATCTGATTTTGACAAAGCTTCGACAATTTTGTGTTTTTGTCGCTCATTCAAGGAGTTGTTTGTTAAAACTCGATTCGCATAAAGC